CAATAGGCGTGAATGATCCGGTCCCGCGCACTTAAAATAGCGATATGTTTGCAAGGAACATTAGGCGCCATACGAAACAGTAAGGCATCTCCGATTTGCATATCATCCTTGGCGATTGGTGTGAGGCAATTCTGCGCCGCGTTTAATAATGTTTCCTGCCCCAAACTTTCGGCCCAATCGGGGGTGTAGGCCGGAACAGCCATAGGTTCTGCGCCGTAAATCTCGCGCCAAATACCGCGAATAAGGCCGAGGCAATCACACCCTGCCCCTTTGACACTGGCTTGATGGTGATAAGGCGTATCAATCCAATCATAGGCCGTAGCCAGAACAGCAGCCCTTGGGATATTTAATTGGGTCATTTATAACGCGAGCCCCCATCGCGAAGCTCACTCACATGTGGCGCGGTTTGCAGCGCGTCATCCCCGAGTAAAAAGGGAAAACCACGAAAATTGAGAATATTATTAAATTGAGCCTGACAGGCTTGATGGGTTCGAGGGCAAATCGTGCCTTGGGGGAAATCGGCGACATTAAGCCCGCATCTTTGATCGCCAAATTCAGCGTCACACAATTTAGAAAATACGCGCCCGATTGAGCGTTCCAATAAGACGGATTTGCCAACCCATTCCGCTTCGAAAGTTTCCCCGCTTTGACGAATACTGCCCAGCAATCCGCTGGCCATATGTACGATCTGTTCGGGGGCACGCCAATTCACGCGGTAACTATCTATAGCGGCCTGTTCATAGAGACCGGATTTAATATCCGCCGCTGTTATCCGCGCGCTATTTAAAATGCCTTGAACCGCGCCGTTATTGGCCGCAAACCCCAGACGATGATCGCTCTCGCCAGAGGTCAGGCTTGAGGCGGCCTCATAGCTCACGCCGTCAACATCAAGAGGTCGGTCGTGATCTGTAAAACCTAAAACCATCCCATCACGCCGCGTAATTTTCCATAGCCAAGAGAGAGTCGTAACAAACCCTGAAAGATGATTTTTGAAATCCGTTGAGAGATTACGCATGACCGCGCACCTCAATCAGAGGAATATTAACCGCTTGGCCTGCGCCAAAAGCCTCAAGTGCTAGGTCAAGTCCATCTGTGTCAAAGCGCACAACCACATCAAAGATGAACCCCGCTGTGATAACTGAACCAACGTCAGGCGGGGCAAGAAACGTGATAAGCCCCGTCATCGCGTCTAGGCTATATTGCGCAGTTGGAAGCTCAGTTCCATTAATCGCAATTAAAAGACTTTCAGCAACAGGTTTTGTAATGATCCGCTCATATTCCCCGCCGCTATCTTGATAACTTTTGATGATCTGAAACTGTGTTTTGACGCCGTCACCTAAGCCGATAACTTGATCCCCAGCCGAGAGTATTTCGCTGGGCTTGCAGGATTTAAAATCCATAGGGTCGCGAAACCGAAAGCTATGAAGCTGCCCGCGCCGCGCTTCAAAAAATGTGATAAGCTCATGAAGCTGATCCAAGGTCTTTATCCCGGCTCCCGCATTATAGCGGCGACGCGAGGTTGCATGGGGCGTATTACGGTGCTCAGCTCCGCTGGCAAGCGGCGTTATTTCAGTCACACGGCTCGGCCCACCACTGGCCCCGAAAGCCAGCGGAAAAGGAAATGAAATATCGTGAAAGTCTGTCATGTTAATCTCTAGGTAAAGCGTTGACCGTCAGCGACCGCGCGGGCAAGGCTCGCCGATATTTGGCCTTGGGAGCGTTTGAAACTATCGGGACTGCTCACGCCAGACACCGTCATGTTTACGTTAACGGCTGGCTTTGACCCACCTCCGGAAAGTGATTGGCCGATTGAGCTTCCGAGCCCGCTAATAGCTTGCTGTAAAGGATTGGTAAAAAGCTCAGTGATCGCGAGTTTTGCCAAGTCGCGCGTTATAGACTCCGCCAAGGAATTGAAAGAAAACTCCCCCGATTTCGCAGCGCGGTCTAGCGCGGTGGAAATACGCTCACCTGCAAGTTCAAAAGCTTGCGCAACGGCTTCAGCGGAATCAATCGCGGGCCCGTCTGCAAAATCTTGCAAAGCATCGGCCGCCTCATTTTTGGGTGTCATAATCTTGTTCCAATTTAATCAAGTCTCTTTGGCGCATGGCTTGAGGCGCTGATTGCCGGGTAAGCGCGAACCAATCGATTAGAGAAATCTTCCAAAACTCTTTGGGCGTTATGCCGAGCTGCATCACGGCAATTTTCAGCCAAGCCTCAAAAGGCCAGTTGTCAGTTTTCACGAAAGGCCTCCTCGAATACTCGGCAGATTTGGGGCAGTGATTTAGCCAATTCCACATCGGTGAAATCATTTGGCCCATCAGGATCGCAAGCCCGTATCAAACATCTCAATAAGAGACGGCTTTGGTCTCGGCTCAGTTGGCGCAAGCACGCCGCTAGCTTTGCTGGGCCTAAAATCGAAAGCCCCGCACTGATCTCGGCAAGCGCCCCCATAGTCAGGCGCAGACCATATTCGCGGCCTGCCACACTCACGGTGCCGTCGCCTTTATGATAAGTCATTAGACCGTGCCAAAACTGGGCGCGCCTGCGCTCATTAAGGTGAGATCATAAGTGGCTTCGCCGTCATAGCTTCCCGCATAAGACAAGGTGGTCAGCAAAAACGGGCCTTCTATAATCCCGAAATCTGGAATGATGAATTGATACTCAGTCGCCGATTGCTCGATGAAGGCCGCACGCGCCATCGCATCCGAGCCGCCATCGCGAAAAATTCCCGCGCCGCTAATTTCGGCAGATTTCACCCCTGCGCCGGGGAGCAGTTCTTTCCAGCCCTGCGCCGAGTCCGAGTTAGTGATATCCACCGCGCGGGCATTGAGCTTAATCGACTTACTGCGGAGTCCGGCAAGGGTAATAAAATCTCCATTTATATCTTTGGTTTTGACGAGCATATCCCGTCCGCTTTGAGCTACCATTAGGTCGCCTCCTGTGAAATATCGCTGCTGTCTGTTGTGAAGGAAAGCCGTAAGAGGCCATGCAATGTGTCTGCGCCCGGCCCGCGCATAATATCTGAATAGGCAATATGTTTGCGCACAAGAGCTATGCCGCCCAAATCAAAATTCGTGTTTTTAATCGCGCCAGATATCGCGTCCATAATGGTGAGCGCCTCGCGCCGCCCCCCATAACGTGACCAGATATGCAAGCTCAGACTATGAGACTGAATACAGGCTTCATCCCCGCTAATATCCAGCGTACGCATCGGCCCGTAGGTCAGGTATGGAAAAACCGGATCGGCAGGCAGATGATCATATAGACGGGGCGAACTTCCGAGAACGGCTCTGACGCCTTCATCTGTGGTCAGCACAATTTGCAGCGCCCGCGCCATATCAAGTGTTGTTAGGCTCGCGCTCATCTTTGTTCCTCCTCGCACATAACGTGCAAGCGTTCTTGACGGTTATCGGGGTCGGAATGGGTGATGACGCGCAAAATTCTATGACCCCAAATGATTTGGGCGCGTTCGGGAAAATCAGCTCTATATCTTAGTGTCACTTGGTAAGCTTGCGTAATGGCCAGCCGTCCATTTTCACTCACGCGGGAAATAGACTTTGGCGTGACCTGCGCCCAAAAGGCGCGCAGAAACACCCAATGCGTCTGAACCCCGCCAAGCTCGTCAGCTGTGTCTTGCGGCACATAAAGCCCCAGCCGCGTGCGCAGGTTCCCGATCATAATCGCAGCGTCCGGTAAGGCATAAGCAGCGCGTCAACGAGCATGGGGACAGGACGAGCAGGCGCATCATCGCGGTGCTCATAATGCTGCGCGACCAAGAGCAAAATCGCTTGGCGGAGCTGCATCGGCACCAGCTCTTTTTCGCTGCCATAACCCGCATCAAATTCAATCGAGAGCGCGCTGGGGTCCGCGGCATAATCCGAAAACAGCTCACGTTTTGTCACCAGAATATTGACCGGTGAGGCGCGTAAATTTATCCGAAGCTGTGAGAGCGGAATATCAATGATATTGTCATTGCCCTCTATCAACGAAACCTTGTGAACCTGCTTCACAGGCCCATGATTCATATGCACCCCGCTGGTGCAAACCCGCGTCGTCGTAAATAAGCGGCGACGCGTAATCAGGCTGGTCGCTGCCATCTCTTCGATGCGTTCGCGCGCCGCACGGACCATGCCGCTAATCAACGCATCCTCATGGTCGTGATCAACCCGCAGAAATTCTTTCGCCCCTTCCAAGGACACAGGTTCTATGGGCGGGGCATTTATATCTGTGATCGTCATTGAGTTTCCTTTCAGGCCATAAAAAAGGCCGCCTCAGAAATTGTCTGGGGCGACCTTGAAGTCGTAATTTTGAAGCGGTTTCGCTTTAGGTGGCGCTGGTTTTCAGCAGCTTGATCGCGTTGAAATCCTGCACCCCGCCGCCAACACGTTTAGTCGTGTAGAACAGCACATAGGGTTTGGCGGAATAAGGATCGCGCAGAACCCGCACGCCTTGGCGGTCCACAATCAGATAACCCCGCTTGAAATCCCCAAAGGCCATAACCGCGCCTTCGCTGCTCACATTGGGCATGTCTTCGACCTCATTAAGCTTATAGCCCAGCAAGGTCGAAGGCTGTCCGGCCTCGGTGGAGGGTTGCCAGATATAATTGCCGTCCGCGTCTTTGAACTTACGCACCTCGCCGAGTGTGCGGCGGTTCATGATGAAACTCCCGCCTGCGCGATACCGTGTCTTGGGCGCATAGATCAGATCCATGATCGCGTCGACGGGCGCGTCAGGGTCAAAGCCGCCCGCTGTGCCTGTCGCGATATAGCCAAGATTACCCCAGCTCTGGGACTGGTCTTCGGCTTGGGTATAAGAGAGAATACCTTTGGGTTTATTGACCCCGTCCCCGGCGGCAAAGGCCGCCGTTTCTTGGGCCACAAAGACATCACGCACTTCATCGGCCAGCCACTGATCGACATCGGCAACGCCGTCATCGAGCAAGGTCTGCGTTGCGGCAGGCATAGCGTAAAGCTCGCCCGCCGGAAAATCGAGCAGCTCTAATTGCGGGGCGTCGGTTTCAACCCGCGCCTCGGTCTCGCCTGCCCAGCCAGAGGCCGCGCCGCCATTGGAGACAGGCTTTTTAAATTGACCCACACCTACGCGGCGTACCGTAGCAATAGAGCGGAAAGGCGAGGCCTCGGTGAGGGCGCGGTCAATGCGCGATTCCGTTTCCGGCGGGGCGACATAACCACCCTCGGCGTCCACAGATAAGGACTTGCCTTCGAGGGACATCAGCTCTGATCCATCGCCTGTGCGGATATAAGAAGACCACGCCGATTTGGCTTCGGGGTTAATAGCTGCGCCGCCAATAGCCGGACGAGAATTGGCCAGCGCCAGATTTTCAATCTGCTTGGCTTGACTATCCAGCGCCGCGTTAATCCGCGCGACTTTATCATCAAGCAAGCCGTCATTTTGCTTGCCCTCAAGCGCGGCCAGACGCGCATCATTGGCGTCTTTAAAAGCTTCGAAGGTCGAAGCGAAATCAGACGTCATCTTTTTCAGAGGGGCTGACTCCATCTGTTTGGTGTGTTTCGTTTGGGTTTTCATGTTTAGTCCTTTGATTATTTGAAAAATGAGTAAACCACGCAGGCGAAAGCGCCCGTGTAAGACCCGTTTTTCAATTGAGAAATGTGTAATTATGAGAGCTTTATACCCCAGCTTTGAAGAGCGAGGATTAATCTCTTGATATTTTTTATAAGCGCCTGAAAAGACGCGGTTTTATGTTCGAGTTAATGAGGATAGAGTTTTGCCGACTGTATCGTCAACTTGCTACGGTTTATATTTCGCAGTACATTCCTGGCATGACAACCAAACTCATGGGTATAGGCATGCTCATCGCCTCGCTGCTGACAGCTATGGCCGTGCCGGCTCACGCTTGCTCCTGTGCGTATTATCAAACCCTTCCTGAATTTGTCGAAAACACGCACATCATCTTTA